AAGCTAGTATGGCTCTGTTACCAAAAGTAATAAGCCTGTCACAAGTTCCCCACGTAGCTGTATTGTCTAAGTCTACATCCAAGAGGATCTCATTCTCCTCTACGTAGGTTTCTCCTTTGGCAAAATCCTTTATGTACTTTTCCTCCTGCTCGACTATTGCTTCATAAATCAGTACTTCGTCTTCATCGTGCAGGGCAGAGGGGTCACGTACCTCTAGGGCTTCGTGTATCCGTGTCCCTTTCTCAGCGGCGGCGTTTGTGCCTGACCTACCTTCGTAGCCAGAACAGCCAGCTACGTATTTAAGGCTTGATGGACTAAAGTCTGCGTGTCCTCTACTTCCGTGATCAGGTTGATTGTCCATGATGTGTAAATTCTTTGTGTAGTGAGGCTCTTAACACTCTGAGTGCGGCCACAGCCTTTGCTTTTCCTTCTTCTGTATCAGGAGATCTAGACGTACAGTGTCGCCTACCGTTATGGTCTACTACTCCAACGTATACTACATGGTAGGAGCCGTCCCTCCTTTTAAATTTTTGCCTCCGTAGCCCTTTTACTCCTGTTTTGCTTTTTGTCTCTTTACGATTTGCTTGGTTTTGGCCGTTGGTACACTCCCTTAAATTTTCTATTCTATCATCTAAAGTATTATTATTTATATGATCGAGCATTTTTTCTGTGTCTCCGTTGAATAAAGACCACACAACTCTTGCTCTATAGTACTCCTTACCTTTAAATTTTAATCTCCATCTTGTTCTCCTTCCCCTTTTAGAGCTACCTTTTGAGGGGCTATATAGACCGCCCGCAACGTCTCCTGCTTTCTTCGGGCCTCTATTCACGGTGTAAAACAGGACACCATTTTCATATCTAACAATATCTAAAAGATCTTGAGGGATACGCTTTGCAATTACTTTATTTTTACGTTCCATGTAATTCTATCATGTTGTTAACTTTCCTTTCAATCGAGTCTATGACGTTCTCTTCAATAGACCCTGATGTGACCAAAACTTTTTGAAGCGCATCGGACTTAGCTCCGTTTCTGTGGATACGCCCTAAAGTTTGGAGGTAGTCTTTAGCATTGAACGAAGGGCATATCAAACTAACTCTTGGCCTATCCCCATTACAATCATGTAATGATAGTCCAGTACCCCCTGCCGCAATGTTGGCAACGACTATATGTGTCTCGTCACTCTGGAAGTCATCAACCACCTTCTGCCTTTCTTCAATCGTTTGACCTCCTTCGATGGAGGCGCACTCCAACTGCATACATAGAGCGTCAACTGTATCCCTGAAGTTAACGAACAACACTACAGAGTTGCCCTGCTCTTCTAGGTCTTGAGCATACGTTACTAAGTCAGGAACTTTCAAGGCTTCTGTTAGTTGGCGAGCCCTTAGAATGTTAACAATCACATGGTCGCTCCCGTCTACAGTTCCATTTTCTATTAAGTCTTTTATAATCTGTGGAGTAAGCCCTAACTTTTTATAGATCCCTATGATCTTTTTAGAGTCAGCAAACTGCATTGGTTCCACGAACACTCTATTATTCCTAAAAGATTCTGGGAAGTCAGCGACAGTTAACTTCGCTCCCATCACTCCATATATCCTTTCCTTAATCTTTTCTAATTTATTTTTCTTTCCTAAGTGCCACCCGTTCCATTCGTCTTGATAACAACCGTGAGCCTTCATCCACCCAAACCAATTATGTAATCCCCCTTCGGATTTTGCTAGGCTGTGTAGATTTAGCATATATCCAAGAGCCCTCATCTCTGTAGGGTCTTCTGAGGCTGTTGCCGACATCCCGTGTATACAAAAGTTCTGTTTGATTAGGCTTATCACAAGCTGTGCGTTCTGTGTATATGGCCCCTTACATTTATGAATTTCATCAATAAGAAAAAGGGTATCCTTTGGCACATGCCAGTTCATAATTTTCTTCCCTCTCTTAGTCATGTGTGGAGTATTACCTGTCCTTATCTTTTCGTAGTTAAGTACGAACACGGGAGTTATCCCTACCTCTTCAAGCTCGCGTTCCCATGCAGGGATAACGGCTTTAGGGCAGAGGACAGCAACAGGTCTTTTAAGACGGAGTGCTAGGTGAGCGGCAACTACAGTTTTCCCTGTACCGACAGCGCTTGAGTCCAGTGTACAGATATTGTTCTTTAGCTTTACTTCAAAGAAGTCGCACACATCAGCTTGTGCGGGGAATAATTCTTTCATTCCCCCAAAGTAAAAGAACTTGACCAAAGGTCAATAAAAAATTTAGTATTCCTCTGAGGGCTCCTGATCAAAGGCGAATTCTCTGCGTATATAACGTGCAATTAAAAAAGCGTCGATCATCCCGTCATGGGGTTTAGATGCTCTTTTGCTTTTTTGCCAGCACTCATCTGGGGCGATCACGCTCGCTTTAATCAAAGCAGCTTTTTTGGTGTCGTGAGATCGTAGTAGATCCCCTAACATAGAGCGTTGCCAGTTCTTTACCTGAACACAACGGGTATCCCATTGCCTACTTTCAGCTAGTCCTAACAGTTTACCAAAGGATATCCCCATCGAGCGAACAGCTTGTGACGACTTTGCATGCCGCAATGGTTCCTCTATGGCGAATATAAATTCAGTCTCCAGCGCCATCGCCCATTCGTATACGGCCCGTGTGTCTACCTCCCGTTTTTTACAGCGGTGAAGTGTTGGCATTATTGTTTTCTCGATGACTGCTCCCGTCTCTTTTGAGATAGCGACCAGCCCTCCGTTAAGTCCGTTATCAATACCTATAATCACAACTCTCAACCGCTTTAGCGGATAGGATTAATCCATCCCCTTCCTGCGGGACTAACACATCAACATTTTTAAGTAGCATTTGGATGTAGAAAACTTCTCTAGCTGAGTTGGGTATAACAAGATAGTATTTCCCTACACGTTTTTCGAAGAGGAATGTGAACTCCTTTTCGTCTACGTATTCTCGAATTACAACAGTGGGGTTGTTAAGCTCCACTCTGTCTTCAAACATTACTCCTGTGAGAGATCGTCTAAGAAACATGGTGTCCCCTCCCAAAAATTAGTTTGCAGGTATTCATATTCGTATCTCTCGAAAGCTTGTTGTTTTGTTAGGTCGAAGTTCTTTTGTAAAATATCTATTGTGATTTGTTTGGAGTAGCAAGCAACAGGAGGTCTTCCGTATTGTTCGACTGTTCCAATGTAAGCATCTTCCAATCCGTTAAATAAAAGGATCGGGTGTTCAGGGTCTTCTTTTGTTTTAGGCATTTTCGTTTGGGTCAACATCGATTATTTTATCCTCATCTACTTTTTCAATCTTCACAGCACCGTTGCCACGGTCTGCTTTTGCGTTATTTAAGATACTTATATCAATTTGTAGCTTCCCAGAACCTCCCGCTGATTTAGCGTTTAACCCCAGATTTCTCCTAATTAACTGGTCTAACTCAGAAAGTTCCTTCACTGTTCGGGGCCCCCGTAAACTCTTTATGCTATCCCTCAGTAGTTTAATAGATGCCGCCGCTATATAGGACTGGTATTTATCTGCGGGAGAAGACTGCGATTGCGCCACTTCCATCAGATTTTTATCCTCTTCTAAACGGGCATCTAGCTTTGCCACTTTTATAGCCTCTTCAGTTTTACCCTCTAGGTCATCGTCTAACGCTTTTTGGAGCGGGTCTTTGTTTTCCTCTTCTTCAGGCTCGTCTTCTTTTAAAGACGGGTTACTTCCATGTGGGTCCTTTTTAGGTTTTGCCCCTTCGTCTCGCAACCATCTACGGAGGGTAGACACATTAATCCCAAGCTCCTTAGCTATAGTAACAAGCTTGTATTGCTGCTCGTACATTTCGAGTGCATGTTTAAGCAGCTTAGATTTTTTCGATTTGTGTGCCAAAGCAATTAACATATACTATAAACTTATATAGATTTCAAATCAAATGACCCAAACATTACGGATTTATGAACCAAGAATAGATTCCAATACATCCAAGATGGATGTGGGAGGTCATGTTATAAATGCAACCAATACAATTACTGGATTGCTTTACGGGTTAGCTAATCACGAAAGTGATCAAGCCAGAGAATATTACTTCTGGAGGCTATGCGATGAACTTTGGAACCATGACGAACTCCCTGAACCTTTGATGGTTAAGCACCCGTGGGCAGAGAGTATGATTAAGGCAGTAATAAAAAATAAATATGTTTCGATTGGTGGAGCTGCTTCGTCAGGTAAGTCACACACGATGGCCGCATGGGGAATCCTGAACTGGTTAGCTGCACCGAGGGACACGTTAGTTCTGCTTACATCAACTACGTTACGGGAGGCACGTAAAAGGATATGGGGCTCAGTGATCAGTTTGCTTACTGTCTTGGACGGCGCTCCATTTAAGATTCGGGATTCGATTGGTAATGTCGCTTATGTAAATGAGAACGGAACACTCATAGAAAAAGCTGGACTCAGTTTGATTGCAGCAGAACGCAGCAAGACAAGAGAAGCTGTAGGAAAGTTTATAGGTATTAAACAGAAGAACGTCATTTTAATTGCAGACGAGCTTTCTGAATTATCTACCGCTATCTTACAGGCGGGGCTTTCCAACTTATCTAAGAACCCGTCTTTTAGTTTAGTTGGTTTATCCAACCCAGCTTCCAGATGGGATGCTTTTGGTGAGTGGAGCGAACCCGCCCAAGGGTGGGATTCCATCGACCCAAACACAGAGGATAGCTGGAAAACAAAATGGGGTGGATTATATAAGAGGTATGACGGGGAAAGGTCTCCAAATATTCTGGCGGGAGAGACGCTATACCCTTGGTTACCAACGAAGGAGAAGATTGATGAGGATAAATCCCTGTTGGGTCAGGAGAGCCGTGGCTACTACCGAATGGTACGTG